TTTACCGATGGTGTTATTATCAGTATACCCATAAGCGCAGTTGATCTTAATAGTGATAAACTAACTTATTCTTTGTTAAGTGGACAATTGCCACTTGGAACAAGTTTGAGTACCGATGGTATTATAAGTGGTCCACTTATTCCAAATTATGTTCCACCAAATGGATGGGATATTGATGCAAATCCTTGGGATTCGGTTCCATATGATCAAACTGATTTATTATTGCCGCCAGGTCAATCTTTTGCAAGTTATGGCAAAATAACATATTATTTCACTATTGAAGTTAGTGATGGAAAAAGTTTTGACATAAAGAATTATAGTATTGTTGTTTATAATCATGAATCATTAACTGCCGATAGTACACTTATCACAGATGATGAAACTTATTTTACAAGTGATAGTAGCAACTATCGTCGTCCATTGTTGTTGACCGAAACATTGGGTGATTATACAACGTTTACAAGTGGTAACTATTTTGCATTAAAGTTTGAAGGCATAGATTACGATAATATTAATGTTGGTTATAGTGTTGTTGGAACTACTGGAACAGGCTGGGATCCAGATACAGTTCCATGGGACACAAGTCCGTGGGATCAAAGTAATTTTTCATTGCCGCCTGGTTTATCATTGGACTCAACAACAGGTTGGATGACAGGTTTTGTTCCTGAACAGTCTTATGTAAGTCAGAGTTATAGTTTTGCTATTCAAGTTTATAGCATTATAGACCCGACTGTTGTAAGTGATTATCGTGTTTTTACCATAACAATTCTTGGTGCTACAAGTCTTGGTATAACATGGAATACACCAAGTAATTTAGGAACAATTAATACTGGAGACACAAGCCAGTTGGCAGTAAGTGCAACCGCATCAAGTGGAAGAACGTTGTATTATTCCCTTGCAAGTGGCAGTAAGATACCTCAAGGTTTAACATTATTAAATGACGGTAATATAAGTGGTCGTGTTAGTTTCCAACAATTTAGTTTAGACAAAGGCTCAACAACATTTGATGTTAGAAATACTGCAAATGGAGTAACATCGGCACCAACTACAATTGATAGAACATATCCAATTATTGTAAATGCAACTGATTATAGCCAAGATATAAGTGGACAAAAAACATTTAGTTTAACAGTGGATAGTGTAACTTATGAACCATATGATAACTTGTATTTGGTTTGCTTACCTAGCGTGGCAAAACGTAATATTTTAACTACAATACTAGGTAATACCGATTACTTTAAATTAGAAGACATCTATCGTGCAAATGATCCTTATTGGGGAGTACAAAATGATATTAAAGTATTGGTTGGTTATGGTTTAACCAGCAGTCAAGCAAGTGATTATATAAGTGTAATGCAAAGTCGCCATTATAATAAAAAATTCTATTTTGGTGATTATTATTATGCAACCGCTACTGACATTGATGGAAATGCATTATATGATGTAGTTTATGTTAATCTTGTTGAAGATACAAAAACTTATACAGACATAAATGGTTATCTAACACCAAGCGTTCCTCAATCAAGTTTTTTGATTAATGATGGTAGAAGATTGTACCCAAATGATCTTACCCTAATGAATAACGACTTGGTTATTGGTATCGGTGAAACAAATACCAATACATTACCACAGTGGGAAACAAGTATTCAAAATGATGGTAGAATATTAGGATTTCAAACTGCGGCAGTTTTAGCTTATTTAAAACCAGGCACTGGTGAGCGTGTGCTGTATTTGTTAAAGAACGGTGTTCCAAATGATATTAAATTAATACCATTTGTTGCTGATCGTTATATTTTTGATAATAATCTTGATATAAATTATGATATTGCTACTGGTTATTTTTATACAAAACAATATACTACATTTGACACGGGTTATGTTTTAAGTATTACTCCAACTGCAACAGTTGGTTATGCATTAGATATACCATTTGACCACGTAGATGGCGCAACAATAAACCAAATCAATGATATAGGCGGCATGGATGGCGATGAAAGTGGTGATTGGGATGGCAGATATGTTGTATTCAGTACACAACAAAACTACAATCCAACAGAATTTCCAATACTATACAATGATGGTTGGAATCAAAATGGTGCAGTAATACCAGGATATGCAGAAGTTCAAAATGGAACCGCAACTGTAAACAAACGTGGTGGCGTATGGCAAGTAAGCATATCTAATAGAACTGTTTCACTTACTTTTGTTCAAGAAATTGCACTAAACGATGTTGTGTTAATTCAACTTGGAGCAAAGGCTAACCAAACTTGGCAATATAGTAGTAAAAATGTTGGTGTTGGTAACCAAACTGTTCCAAAATATGAAAAGGGTGATTTTCAAACACTACAGTTAAAGTCACCAACCACTTTTGATAAAACCAAAACACAATTCATCAATAATCAAGATCAATATCAGTTGCCATTTGCAAATGATAGCTACTTAAAGTTCCCATTAAAAAATATCTTGGAAACCGCTACATAAATAAATATAGTTGTTGGAAACATTAAATGAGTAACATTAACCCTAATAATATCAATGCTGCATATCCTGTTGCTGGTGTCGATAACGACAGTCAAGGCTTTCGTGATAACTTTACAAATATTAAAAACAACTTTGCTTATGCACAAAGTGAACTTGATGATTTGCAAAGTAAAGCAATTGTAAAAAGTGCGCTGAGTGGAACCACGTTGAATAATAATATGGGTGGGACACTATTAAGTAGTGCGCAAATCCAAGATTTTCGTGAAACAGAATATGATAATGGTATTATTTCTACTAACGTTACCCTAGATCATAGTCGTGGACACTATCATAAAGTTCAAACAAACGGAACTATCACTCTTGCTTTTAGCAATTTTCCTGCAGCAGGAACAGTTGGTCGTATTCGTCTTAAGTTAAATGTAACAAGTACAAGTCATCGTGTAATTCTACCTGCATCAGTTAGCATTGGAACAAAGTATCTACAAGATTATCTCCAAACTAATAATAGTATTGGTTATACACAAAGTGGTACTGGCATTTATTGGTATGAGTTTGTTAGTGATGATGCTGGCGCAACAATCACTATTTTCCCATTAAGTCGTCCACGTGTAAACCCAGATTATCTTTATTCAAACGTAAGCAATGGAACAAGTGCAGTAAACACTACTAACGTAAGCGTAATCAGTAAGTTGATTCTTGATAATGGTGCAGCAGGCGCTCTTGCAAACGTTAAGGTAACTTTCCCAAGTTATCCAATGGATGGTTCGTTCTTAACAATTGCTTCTAATGTTTCAGTAAGTAATCTGTTCCTTGTTACTGGCAACGTAATTTACGGAAACACCACAACATTGGCTCCAAATACCCATCTTGGTTACACTTTCATAAACAGCGCAAATGCGTGGTTCCGCACACAATTTTAAATATTGACTCCTGATACAATAATAATTATATTATATCAGGAGTATTTTAATGACTGATTTAAAACTTTACCAAGATTTTGTTCTAGCAGTAACTAGTGAACCAAGTAAGCACGAGTATGCTTTTACTGAACGTTTTGACCAATTAAGTCAATATCAAGACGATAAAACCAAAATTAATCCTGCATTATTATTAACCGCTGGCATGGGTTTAAGTGCTGAAAGTGGCGAGTTTAATGAAATCATCAAGAAGATGTTCTTTCAAGGCAAGCCACTAAATGAGGAAAACGTATTTCATATGAAGCGTGAACTTGGTGATATTATGTGGTATTGGATGAACGCTTGCACTGCACTTGGTCTTGATCCAAATGATGTAATTAATGAAAATGTTAAGAAGTTAGAATCACGTTATCCAGGCGGTAGTTTTGATGCTTGGCATAGTGAAAATCGGAAAACAGGTGACCTATAATGCATCCATTCATGCCTGATTTAAATGGCAAAAATCTTGATGATTTATTAAAAGAAATCAACAATGTGCATAAAAAAATGGCATGGGCTGCTAGAATGGGACAAAATCATATGATTCAGCAAATGCGCATTGTTGCCGATACCTACCAAGAAGAAATCAATAAACGTTATCAACAAGAAGCACAAGCCGCAAAAGAAAATCCAATTTTTAAAGATAGTTTGGACATAGGATGAGTGACGTTAGTTGGCAAGCAAGTTTTACTGCAATAAATTGTTTTAAGGATATTCTTGAACCTTGTAGCTATAATATAAGCATAGATTTTAATGATCAATCTCAAGAGGAAGAAGACCCATACACCTGTTTTGGTCGTATCCGTAATTTAATTAAGGATTTGTATCAAGATTCAACATTTGTTTATGTGGGTAATTCTCTACTTCCTACACTGCATAAAAAGTTCAGTTCTCGTGTTGTTACCTTGCCTTATGCGCCAAACAACTTTGTTATTGCTGTAGTTACTTGGTATAAAATATTGAGTATAACTCAAGGACGTGTATCGCTTGAGCATATTGGTGTTTCCTGTGATAAAAGTGATGATATCACAATTCACGTTGATGAAGATATTGTTGCAAGCGATGAACTTATGGATGATTTGGCTTTTAAAAATTGGGAAAAACCTGCATGGTGGTTTAGAAATACTCCGACTACGTGGGACATTCCAATTATAAAAAACAAAGAATCATCTGTTTTATATGATGAAAATGAATGGCCAGAACATTTGCAATGGGAGAAAAAACCTGTTACAATTGAAAAAAAGAAAAAAGCAGAAAGTAATATCATTCCGCTAAAGAAATGGAAGCCAGAGGTAATTAAAGGTGACAAATCTTGATAAGTTTTCCCGTTCAGTAATAAATGATGTTGAACTAGCAGAATTACTATATATTTTTCCTGAACGGGAAATATCCGATATTCCAATAACTAACCCAGAAAAATATAATGCGGCAGTTAAATCATTATATCTTGATTGGAATCCATTACAAAAGTTAGAAGATTTATCTATAACTCCACAAGAGTTTCACTACCAAAATCAACAGATATGGTGGATGCCACAAGAATATGCGGATATGGATATTGCTAAATGGGTGTTGGACCAGTGTACTGACCAAAATGAATTGCAACGTTCTGGTCAAGAACTTTTGGTTTATGCTGAACGTAATTTATTGCCACTGTTACAATATCTTAAATATCTTGTTGACACCATGCGCAGTAATAATGTAGTATGGGGTGTTGGTCGTGGTTCAAGCGTTGCAAGTTTTGTGCTATACTTAATTGGCATTCACCGTATCCACAGTCTAAAACAAAATTTAGACTTTAATGAATTCATGCGTTAAATACGCAAAGGAGTAATAATGCATCGTACAGCAAATGGTAGGTTTTTAGATATAAATGCCCTGAGAATACAACAAGAAAAAACTATTGCTGTGGGTAATAGTAGACAAAATGCACGTGGTGATATAATTGGACCAGGTGGGCAAGTTATTGAAACAAGAGATCAGAGAATGAAAAATTATTATAATGCACAAAAAGGTAGTCCATTGCAAGACACGCCAATTTATAATACAGTTGATGAAGCAAATGCCGCAGCAGTAGCAGATATTTTTGAAACACCAACACCATTGGAAGACATCATCGATTCGCAACAAGAACCTACGCCAGTCGATCCAAATACACCTGCACCAACAAGTGGTGGTGTAAATGATGCAATCGCACGTAGTCAAGAACTTGCAGACCGTTTAAGAAACCAGAGAAGAAGAATATGAAAACTATTGGACCACGCAGTAGCACTCTACATTATAACCAAGATTATCGTAAGATTACACCAACTAAGAATAATGTTCTTGTTAAGGACATGGATTTTGGTGAACGTATGACACTTGGCGGTATTATCATTCTTGATGATGATAAGAAAGGTCAAGGTATTCGTCCACGTTGGGCAGAAGTGGTAGCAGTTGGTAGATTACAAGAAGACGTAAAGCCAGGTGAATATATTCTTGTTGCACACGGTCGTTGGACACGTGGACTTGATATGACAGACGAAGATGGAAATACTACCACCGTTCGTTTGGTTGACCCAAAAGATATTCTTATGAGCAGTGATGAAATGCCAACAGAAGATTTAACTTTTGGTATCAATCCAACTTACTAAAATAGTTGACATTACTCTAACCTTATGTTAGTATAAAAACATGATTACAAATTATCTTTGGACAGAGAAATACCGCCCACGCACGGTAAATGATTATGTTTGGCGTGATGATGCACAACAAACCCAAGTTCGTCAGTGGGTGAGTGAGAAGAATATTCCACACCTACTATTCAGTGGTGGACCAGGCACAGGTAAGACCACGTTAGCCAAGGTTCTCATGAATGACCTTGGCGTAGAAGATTATGATATTATGCAAATCAACGCATCCAGAGATAACGGCGTTGACTTTATCCGTGACCGCATTGAAGGATTTGTGTCCACAATGCCATTTGGTGAGTTTAAGGTAGTGCTGTTGGATGAGGCAGATTATCTGTCGCCTAACGCACAAGCAGTGCTGCGTGGGCTGATGGAGACTTACAGCAGCACTGCTCGTTTTATTATGACTTGCAACTATCCTAACAAGATTATTCCAGCGTTGCATAGTCGTTGCCAAGGTTTTCACATAGAGAAACTTGACAAAACAGAGTTTACTGCACGTGCCGCTACTATTCTTGTTGAAGAAAATATTAACTTTGATTTGGATGTATTAGATACATATGTTAGCGCACAGTATCCTGACCTTCGTAAATGTATTAATTCACTGCAAAGTGGTAGTAGTGGCAGTGTGCTACAAACTATCTCACAAGGTTCACAGAATAGCAGTGATTATAGATTACAAGCAGTTGAATTGTTTAAGGCAAAGAAGATACGTGAAGCACGTAAACTAATTTGTAGTCAAGTTCGTCCTGATGAAATGGAAGAAGTATTTCGTTGGATGTATGATAATCTTGATTTGTTTGCAAGTAGTGATGAATCACAAGATCGTGCAATCATTATTATTCGTAATGGATTGGTAAATCATAGTATGGTTGCTGATGCTGAAATTAATTTGAGTGCTACATTTTGTGAGTTAGCTGAATTACAATGAAACGTGATCCAGAAGATCAATCATTCTTAAATTGGTTCTGGCAAAACTATAACCAAAAACTTAAAAAACGTAAGTTTACGCAAAAAGAAAAAGAATTGTTGCGTCCAATAGCTGAAATTATAGCTATAATGGATGGAAATGCCTTCTTTGGTATGACCCGTAACGACATGGGTGAAGATACATGGTATGAACAGTATCTACCAGAAGCATGGGCAATATACAAAGGTCAAGGCAAAGACGGCGGTTGGATTCAAGAAACAAGTTGGGCAAAAGATCGCCAACATGAAAATGATGCCGTCAAAGACGCCTATGAACAATGGCGGTTATTAAAGTTACTAAGTCGTAAGACTATTTGATATCACCGTATATACGCAATACCTCCTCTACTGCTGGATGACGTTCAATATCTTTGCCTGTAAATTCTACGGTGCC